AATCAACTAAAGATGTTGATTTTGTATTTCTATCAGAAAATACTCTTCCTTCTACAGGAAGCTTACATCCGTATAATGAGTTATCACCTTTAAATTGATATTGAACTTTACCTACATCAGGTTGATTAATACCTAAGTATATAGGATTTAATTCGTCTGAGGTTTCAGTTCTCCATGAAGTAGGAGCATTAGGTCCTATTTTAACACCACCCCAAACTTCATTAATCCAAATCCAGTCAATATGTTCACCTTCTATAAGATTATCTTTTGTTTTTTGTTTAAATAAGTTTGTATTATAAATAGGTTTTTCTGTTACTTTATATGCTTCATCAATTATTTCTTGTATAATATCTCCTTCTTTAGTAATTCTTGTTAAGTGACCTATTTTTCTTTGTGTCTTCCAATATGCGGTTGTAACTCTTAACATATCTCCATCACCCCAAGTATTTATATCATCACCTTCACCTAAGATCCAATTTACAATATCTCCACCACCTCTAGGATTAGCATCCCAATTACTCATAAATTGTCTATATGCTAAACTAGGTTGTTCAGTATTCCAAGCATGTGATTTTGTTGCATCATAATAAGAACCATCATTCTGCATACCTCTTACCATATATCTAGCATTTGCTGCTGGATGTATTTGATTCATTGAATATAACTGATCTTCATTCATAAGATAACCATATTTATCAATTACATCTGCTACAGTCATCATATCACATTTACCAACAAAATTTGAATCAGCAATGTATCTTGAGTCAGGAGACTTTTGATAAAATGTTAAAGCAGGATTCCATAATTCAATATCATAATCATCTTCCATCATTCTAAAATGCCAAAATTCTCTATCACAAATAAGCATATCACGGAAACCTCTTTCCTCCAGCTCATTCATTTTAAATCTTTCTTCATCAACATTTAATTGATGTGTAGCCCATTCTTCAACTAAACTTCTATAATCCTTAGAAAAGAAATCTTCTATTTCAGGAAGACTTTTTAAATTTTCAGTAGATAATTGTTCTTGCACCTCTTCTGATTCAGGATCAGCACCTTGATTGATCATCTCCATCATCAAGTTATTATATGCATCAGTTAATAAGTTTTCTTCTATTAATGCTCTTTTTTGTTCAAGCATTTCATTATAAGAAGTATCATCAACTGCTCTAAATTGTACTTTGTGAAACCTTTTAGTAAATTCACCCGTAAGTACATTAACTACATTTGGTATAATAGGATAAAATTTTAACTCTAATGCTGAATCATCTTCTTGTGTAAGTACTTCAACAAGATCTCTATACTCATTATTTTCTTCAACAATATAATCTGTTTTATCAATAATACCTTTTGCTAACTTGTAATTTTTTAATACTTTACGTGCATTCTTTCTAAGAAAATCTAAACCTCTTACTTCTAACCAGTCCATATTCCACTGTGTCCAGTTTTCATCTTTTTCTTTAGCAGAAACAAATTGTATTGGCTGTGTTAAAGATGCGTGTACAGAAGGTCCTTTAGCTTTAGCACCTTTTTTTAATTGCATTGCATTAAGTACTTTCATATTCTAGTTATCTTTTGTTGTTGATTCTTCATAAATAATATCACTGATATATATATAATTAATGAAAGTAAACTCTCCGGTTTCATCTACTGTTGTTGTTGTTACCCAATCATACATTATTTTAAATTTTTATATGGGGATCTCTTTTTACGTTTTCCCAGTGATTTATTTCTACCTATGTTTCTAAAAGGTCCTATACTTAATTTACTAAATTTCTTTGAGTTATCCAAAGGTTCTAGTGATTTATCTCTCTCTTTTCTCTTTGCATAACCTCTATTTGCTTGTTGTATCTTAACAAATGCAACTAATGCAGCAAATGCTACAAGTCTATCCACGTTAAGCCCAGGATAATATTGTAACATTTCTGTAAGTAACATTTTATCTGGAATCCTTTCAACACCATGTTTAATACTTATAACTTCACCATTATCATCTAACTCTTCATCTGTTGCTTCTCTTATAAACTCAATTGCATAAGATATTAAATGACTTTTAAATAATGTTCCTGTATTCTTCCATCCATACTCTTGAAATACATTATTATTTGAACCTAAGTCTTTTAGAAAAACAATCTGCTGTCTTGGTACTAACCATTTTTGTTTTCTTTTAGCAATCATATGTTGAATAAATAGAGATATGTTATTTTCTACTAATGTCCATGCTTTATACCATTCTATAATTAACTCTAACTGCTCATGTGTTTTATTTATGTCATCATATCTTCCACACCAGGATGCTACAACTTTATCACCTTCAATAAATACTTCCAGTCCATCTTGTGTTTCTTTTGTTACTTCAAC